TAGTTAATTTAGCTTTACGAGTAAATTGGAGAACTTTTTTCCCAATATAGATTTTACCTGAAGGAATGTGTATAACTCTATAAACAAAACCAAAGGTTTGAGGAGGAAAATCCTCTATCGAAGATATTTCTTCGCCTTTATAATACCACATATTTTAAATTTTATTGAATATGATTTTCAGCATATACTCTTTTAACTGACCACCAAGTGTTATTAACATTAGTAGCAGAGCCAACTGAGGCGTCACCCCCGATTGCAAACAATCTAAGAGCAGCAAAAGCTCCTAATGATATAACTTCATCAGAAACATAGTAGTAGAAACTACCGTGTCTAGGGTTGGTAGCTATGGCACCTCCTAAATGATTTGAGTTATTAGATTCATACATTGTAGCTTGGATGGTAGTTAATGTAGGATCATATAAATTCCAATTCATTGTACTGTAAGAAGTTGTTTGTGAACCTTGAACAAACATTCCCCAAGAGAACTCATATAAACCTGCAGCCTGGATTTGAATGTATTGTCCGCCACTATTATCATAGGTTAAAGACCCATCATTATTAATTTCTAACCAATTATCATTATTTTGATAACCTTGGGTAGTAGTCCAAGTAATAATAGCATTAGTACCACTAGTAACTGTTTGGATATTACCTTCACCACCTTTTCTAGTTATAATTTGTGCTGGGGGTAAAACGTTATAAGCAAATGTATCAGTTGATGGGCTAGCTGATGATGAAATTAATGTACCACTGGAGATATTAAGAGTGTCTGCTAAGCTATCAGCTATAAGATTAACACCTCCTACTGACATAGTATTAAAGGTATTAACACTACTTCCGCCTCCACCTGTGATGGTTACTGTTATATTATTAGCCGTAGGTTCAGTTAAAGTTGCTCCTACAAAGTTAATAGATTCAACATCTGTAGTTAATGAAACACCATTATCTAAAATTTCAACTGCAGCACCTGCGCCTGAAGTTCCTGATGTTCCTGATGAACCTGAAGTTCCGTTTGTACCGTCTATACCTGAAATACCTGAAGTTCCGTTTGTTCCGTCTATACCTGAGATACCTGAAGTACCTGATGTTCCTGATGAACCTGAAGAACCAGAAATACCCGATGAACCAGAAGTACCTGATGAACCATCTGTACCTGATGTGCCGTTTATGCCTGAGATACCTGAAGTACCTGAAGTACCATTTACTCCAGAAATACCAGATGTTCCTGATGTTCCTGATGAACCTGAAAGTCCGGAACTACCTGATGAACCAGAAGTGCCTGATGAACCATCTGTACCTGAAGTACCATTAATACCGGAAATACCAGAAGTGCCTGAAGTACCATCTACGCCAGAAATTCCTGAAGTACCTGAAGTACCAGATGAACCTGAAGTACCTGAAGAACCGGAAATACCCGATGAACCAGAAGTACCAGATGAACCATCTGTACCTGAAGTACCATTAATACCAGAGATGCCGGAGGTACCCGAGGTGCCATCTACTCCTGAGATGCCAGATGTACCTGAAGTACCAGATGAGCCCGAAGTACCGTTTGTACCAGATGTACCGTTTGTACCAGATGAGCCCGAAGTACCTGATGAACCATCTGTACCTGATGTACCGTTTATACCTGAGATGCCTGAAGTACCTGAAGTGCCGTTAATACCTGAAATGCCTGAAGTACCTGAAGTGCCTGAGCTGCCTGAAGTACCGTTTGTACCTGAAGTTCCATTTGTGCCAGAAGTACCATTTGTGCCTGAAGTACCTGAAGTGCCATCTACTCCTGAAATGCCAGATGTACCTGAAGTGCCGTCTACTCCTGAGATGCCAGATGTACCTGAAGTACCTGAACTACCTGAGGTACCAAATCCAGATGAACCTGAAGAACCTGAAGTACCAGATGAACCTGAAGTACCTGAAGTACCATCTACTCCCGAAATACCAGAGGTACCTGAAGTGCCGTCTACTCCGGAAATACCAGAAGTACCCGAAGTACCTGAGCTACCTGATGTGCCCGAAACTCCTGATGAACCTGATGAACCTGAAGTACCATTTGTGCCTATTCCAGATGTACCTGATGAACCTGAAGTGCCTGAAGTGCCATCTACACCAGAAATACCTGAAGTGCCTGAAGTGCCTGAACTTCCTGATGTACCTGAGGTACCTGAAGTAAAGTATACAGCATCATCCCATAACATATATTCTCCTGTAGTAGCACTTCTAACAACGATATTATGAACTGAACCTAAGGGAGAAGGGGCGTTAGTTGGATTTTCTTGATAAAGAGAACCACTAATAGTAAAACTACCACTAACTGAGATATCGTAATTTTCTTGACCTGTAAGAGAAACTACAGATTGAGAAACATGCCAAGAATTAATGATTTGACCTTGTGCTATCTCATCACTGCCTGTAACGAATATATCTTTTAATATGTTTTGTCCTTTCATGGTTTTATGTCCTATCTATGTTTATAAATATAGTAGTATCTGTTGTTCTTGAGGTAGGTAGGGGTTGAGATAATTTTCCTACAGCTAATAAATTTTGGGCTTCGTCGTATAAACCAACAGTAGTTACGTACGGATCAAAATAAGAACTTGTTAGATAGTCATAAATATACCCATTAGAACCTGATAAGGCAGATGGGTTTTGAGTGAAATTAAATTCACTAGGGGAGATTGTTGCTTTATACTGTGTTTCGTATATAGTAAATGAACTTGAGAATGAACAAGTAGCATTAGTAGATAATAATTGACCCACTGTAATACCACCCCCGTATATATCTTCTTCGTATTCTGAAATACCATACCCTTCTGGAGTTGGTGGTCTGTTATCCATTAAAAATGTGAATACTGCTATGCCATGAGGATAAATAATGTTACCACAAAAACTTCCATTAACATATAAGTTACCCTGGCTGTCATCTGTTATTGTATGGGAGATAGATTCACTAACACAAGTATAAACAAATGAACCAGGTTGGATATAATCTCCATATAAACGAGAAGGAATAGATAAAGTAACTATTTTATTACTAGAACCTGTAGGAAAATATCTTACCCCATCTGTTGTAGTTTGTAAATAATTCTCATATCTACCTGATGAGTCTGGGTTGCCTACATATACATCACCTGCTGTAGTATCTCCAGGAAATAAACTTTGTGTTTGTAGAGGTGAACCGTATGAAGAACTAAGGAAGTTAGAATAATATAACTCCTTAGCGGAGTTATAAATTAAAACTTGATATTGGTCATTGTTATTACCCGTTAATGATTGGGTAAATTCAAAGTTCCCATTAATACCTAAAAATCGATCAATATCGACATTAGAATCAGTAAATTGGGAGACCGGAAAAGAAAAACTTTTGTTTAACTCAAACGGTTCGACTATAATGTCTTGTGATAAAAATTGTTTCCAAGCGCTCATTCATTAGAAGTCTAGCTTCACGCGTATTAATGCTTCTTTAGTAAAATCTTTCTGTAATGGTTTTGATAATTTAGCTACAGCTAACAATTCGTTAGTGTCATTATATAAACCTACTGTTGTGATATAAGTAGTTGGGCTATTAATAAACAATGGATACAATACTTCACCAGTTGAACCCGAAATAAATGATGGGTTTTCTGAATAGTTATATTCTGAGCTTCTAGGTCTACAGAACACATAATCCGAAGTAATTGTTTCTTGTGAATTAGCTGTAAATGAAGCACCATCTTTAATAGCAACAAACATTAAATTTGGGTTTGGATTAGTTGTAGAGCTTGTTGCTGAAGTTAAAGTAGCATCTAAACCAATACCCCCATCAGCAAAATCATTACTTAATGCTCTTGGGTTTAAAATATAAGTAGCAATATCTGGTAAGAACCAACCGTATGAGCCTGAATCAGTACTATAACCTTGGTTATTTAAACTTGTGTTAACATTACCAGCTGATCCCGAAACTAATTGGAAAACTCTACCGGCATCGTTAAATACTACTGAGTTTACTACTTGGCTATTATCAGTTAATGAGATTGTATCTCCACCATTACTTAATAGTAGAGTTGTAGAACCTGGGAATAGGGATTCTTTATATCTACTTCTCTCTACTGAGATAGCCCAGAAATCTGATGATGTAATACCACCAAAAGAGAAAGATGCATTTTCATCACCTAATACTAAAGTACGGTATTGACCAAATACAGTTGATGAAGGTGATTTACCATCTACATCTGTGTTATATGCTACACTACCACTTCCGGCTTGGTTACCATAAGTAACAGCAAATTCTAAAGAAGAAGTTGCAGCATTTGAAAATACATTAAGGTAGTAATTACCTGAGTTACCAGTTGCTTGAGTAGATGAGGTAAAGAATGTAGTAATTTCTGGGGTTTCACTATCGGTCCATAAACCAGCAGTGATACTATCAGCTGATACTACAAAATCGTCGGCTTCTAATCTGTTAAATGACATAATTTAAATTTTATTAATTACCTGATACTTTAGTTACTGTTACTGGGATTTGAGCACGTGCTCCTGAGTCTCTACCAATAATAGTTAATGTAGCGTATAAAGCATTATTATTACCAAATAAGGTATTAATTGTAGTGGCTGTAATATTAATTGTAGTTCCAACTACTGTTGCTGATACGTTAGTACCTAATGTAGTAGTTGAAGTAGTATTCAATGCTGTAGTAGCTGCTGTTTCTACACCTACACCCTGGAATGTAGTAAGTAATCTAACATCCGAAATTGTAGCTGTGTAGCCTCCTTGTTCGGTTTGATTACCACCTGAATAGTTTAGGGTTTGTGGAGTAATAGCTTGTGAAGCACCTTGTTTAATTACGATCGAAGCTGGGACGTTAAGGATAGGCATTCTAGCTGTACCACGTGGAAGTGTAGTAAGTAAATACTTCATAATCTGAGTTTCCTCAGGAAATGCTTCTAATAAAGGCATATTTTCAATTGCCTGACCATAGTAAGCTGAGCCAGAGGGGTGTGTTGGATTATATAAAGTATAATCAATCTCGTCATCTGCTAATGCAAATTGTGTGATACGGAAAGTACCATCGTTTTTAGCTAGTAACTCTCTGCCTTTTGTTGTTAAGATGGCGTCAACGGTTACTACAGAATTATTTAAATATCCCATTTTTTAATACGTATTTTGTTATAAATATATGTTAATTTTAAAGTTTGCCAAGTTTTATTTTAATTTCCTGTACCTGCGGTTATAACTCCTGCGTTTCTTAATGTAGTAAATCCTTTTTGAAGATTTGTATTAGCAGAAGTAAGTGTAAGTCCATTAGGATAAATCATACCTCCACCTTTTCCATACTCTCCAGTAAAAGCAGAACTACCAGATGCTCTAAGATATATATTTCCGGATGCATTTAATACTTGAAGATTAGGGAAAGTTTGTGGATCTAAAGAACTAGAAAAAGGTAAAGAATATGCAGTTGGGTTTTCATTAGCATCTTTACAGAAATTAGACTCTAATAAATTAACCCATTGTTCATCTTGAGTATTAGCTATTACAACATTATCAGGGGTTATTAGGTGTGAAATCCAAATATTA